TTTATGGTGACTTCGGAAATGTAGCTTAGGCTATGTAGCATAAAATGCTTATCTTTGAAGGGAGTAGTTTAGAAACTGCTCCCTTTTTTTATGATAGGAATTTACAAAATAACCAACCCTAAAGGCAAGATATACATAGGCCAAACTATTGACTTTCAAAGAAGAGTATATCAATACAAAATGCTTAATTGCAAAGAACAACCAAAACTTTACAATTCCCTAAAAAAATATGGTTTTCAAAATCATAAAATAGAACTTATATATCAATGCGATATTGACTCTTTAACATTCTTTGAAAGGTATTATCAAGAGAAATATAAGACTATAGAAGATAATAATCTTAATTGTTTTCTAGTAACAACAAAAGATAAAACAGGTAGACATACAGATGAAACAAAAATAAAAATAAGCAATGCTTTAAAGGGTAAAAAGAAAACTGCCGAGCATATTTCAAAATTGCCTCAAAATCAAAAAGGCAAATTTAGGCCAAAATCATCAGCAGAAACAAAGTTGAAAATGATACTAAATAATGGTATGTCTAAAAAAGTCTATCAATATTCCAAAGAGGGTGTATTTTTAAAGGAGCATATAAGTACATTACAAGCAGAACACGAAACAGGTGCTACTAATATAAGCTCAGCTGCATTAGGTAGATTAAAGCAATCAGGTGGCTTTAAATGGTCATACACTAAATTTTAGTTATTTTTGTAAAAATTAGCATAATGCAGATACTAAGAGATGTAACTACTACAGTAGCCCCTTCGGCAACAATAGTTACCCTACAGGCAGCCAAAGATTATTTAAGAGTAGATTATAGCGAGGATGATACTTTGATTACTAACCTTATAGAAACGGCTAGAATCAGATTAGAGCAGTATGCTGCGGTAGCTATGTCTACTAGAACATTAAAGGTAGTAGCTTATGTAGATGAGTTTATAGAGCTTCCTTATGCTCCTATTAATACTATTACATTAGTAGAATATTGGGATGGTGCTGCTTGGGTAGCAATGGTACTTGGAGATTATAGAGTTATAGGTGATACTTATAAAAAGATTTATATGGTATCCCCAATTATGACTGAGTTTAGATTTACTTATACTTGTGGATATACTACTACACCTGAGTCTATGAAAACAGCTCTATTGAAATTAGTAGGTGATTTATACGAATACAGAGAATCAAGCGTTGAAAGTACTACACCTTCAGCCAATTTAACAACGGCTTACGAATTAATGAAACCTTACAAAAGGGTAAGTACCTTCTTATAATGATAGGACAATTAAGAAATAGAATAACGTTTAACACTAAAACAAGCGTATCTGATAGTGCTGGTGGGTTTGTGAACACACTTGTACCTTATTACACTTGCTGGGCTGAATTGGTCTCTAATAGCAATTCTAGGACTAATATAGCAGGTAAGGACAATATTAATGATGCAGCTACATTTAGGATTAGATATACAAGTGGTAAGACATTTACTAATGCTCTTGTAATTACTTGGAAGTCAAGAACTTATATGATTAACTCTATTATAAACGAAGGTGACTTGAATCAATATTATTTAATCGGTTGTGCAACTCTTAAGTAATGGCAACATTTAATGCTAAAATTACTGGTGTGGATGCTTTAATTAGAAAGTATACAAATGCTCCTAAAACTATAGCAGATGAATCTATTAAAATTATTAATGATTCTGTAAAGGAAATAAGCAATGCAGCAAAAGCAAAAGTGCCAGTTAAAACTGGTTTCTTAAAAGGCTCTATTGGTTATACTCAGTACACACAAGGAGCAGGGGCTTCGGTTTATGCTGATACTAGATATGCTGCTTATGTAGAGTTTGGAACAGGGGAAAAATTTGGCATACCTGTATATCAAAATATAAATATGAATGATTTAGAGGCTTATGCTTTCACATTCAAAAAAAACAAAAAGATAATAGGAATGCCATATAGACCATATATGTTTAATTCATATAGCGAGGTTTTAGGCAAGATGGTTAACAAGATTAAGAAAATAAGGATATAAATATATTTCGTTAAATTTGTAAAAAATGAAGGACTGCGGATATACATTAAGGAAGGCTTATATAGATAAGCTTACATCGGCTTCTTACTCATTAAGTGTTTATGATACCATAGCACCTGACACAGTAGAACCTCCTTATATGATTATTAGTAGTCAGACACAAGCAGAGAATAGTAACAAACAAAGTTTTTCATTTGATGTTAGTATTCAATTTGACATAGTTTATAGGACTTTCAAAGCAGGTGAAGTTGGTCAGAAATCAGTAGATACTTATGCTAATGATTTTTTAGTAATTGTAGGAGTTAATCCTCCCTTATATCCAAACACAGCACCTGATTTTAAGATAGTTACTAGAAGAGTTAGCTCTAATATTGCTACCTTTGACTATGTGAATGAAGCTTATGTTTTCAGAAGGGTAATAACAATGGATCATTTCGTGAATCAATTAACATAAAAGTAAAATAAAATAAAATGGCAACAACAGGAATTTTTAACGGAACTTCATTAGTAGTTCTAATCGGAACAGAAGTAATAGGTTACGCAACTTCTTGCTCTTTAAGTTTGGCTATCGATACTCCAGACTCATCTACAAAACAAAGCTTAGGATGGGCTGATGAGATTGGTGGACAAAAATCTTGGTCTTTAACAACTGATGGTTTAGCTACAGTAGTTCCTGGTACAGTTGCTACTTATGTAACTACAGCTGAATTGAATGCTTTAGCAATCGCTAGAACAGCAGTCTCAGTTAAATTTACAACAGTAGATAACTCAACAGTAGGTGGTGTAACTCCTGTTTCAGGTGATGTGATTTATTCAGGTTCAGCATTTATCGAGAGCGTAGATATGACTGCTGATATGGAGAATCCAGTTACTTACTCAGTTTCTTTCAAAGGAACAGGGCCATTAACTATTGCTACCAACGCATAATAACCAACCAAAAATAAACCAAAATGAGAGGACAATTTGAATTAACTCTTTCCGATGGAAAGAAGATACCGATGCGTTTTTGTACGTGGAGTCTTAAAAGATTCTGTCAATTACAAGGCATAGGGCCTTCTGACATAGGAGAGGCTTTAAGTGGACAAACATCTTTAGATGCTATTATAAACTTACTGAAAGCTGCTGCTGAATATCCATTATACTCGCAAGGTATAACTCCAACCTTTACTGAAATAGAGGTTTGTGATTGGGTAGATGATATGGGAGGAATGGCAAGTAAAAAGTTCCAAGAAGTAATGGCAACATTATCAGAAAGTATGCAAAGCGGAATAGAAGGTGCCCCAACAAAGTCAAGTAAAAAGGATGGAGTAAAAAAAAATTAGAGTGGATTGACATAGAGAAATATACAATGGGGGAGTGCAAAGTGCTTCCCCATTTGTTTTGGGAGATGACGATGGCTGAATTAGATTTTGTATGGTATGGTTATAGACACGAGGAAGAGCAACAATGGATTAGAACTAGGTGGCAAACAACAATGCTTATTAATATTCAACTACCAAAAGGTAAAAAGGTTAAGCCCAAAGACCTTATTGAGTTAGATTGTGATAATCGTAACTTTGTGAAGCCTAAGATTATGACAGGCGATGAATTACAAGCTGTGCTTAAAAAATATGGTAATATTTAAACTTATAGGATAATGGCAGATAATCAGATGGTTAAAATTGAGTTTGATTTTGATTTAGGTAATGTTCCTGCATCAGCTAAGAAATTTGCTGAATATTTAAAAGGGATAGAAGTTGGTTCTAAAGAAGCACAAGCTCAATTAAATACTTTAGGTAAAGAAATAGATAAGACTGCTGATAAAATGTCAAAGACTGGTGATTCTATTAAAAAGTCAAATCAGCAATGGACTAATCTTGCATTAGTTATTCAAGATTTACCTTATGGATTTAGAGGTATACAAAACAACTTGCCTGCTTTAGTTGGTGGTTTAGCTAATATGACTGGTGTATTATATTTAGCAGCATCAGCTGTTATTGCATTATATACTGCTTATGATATGGGTATCTTTAAATCAAAAGCATCTACAGAAGCAGCAAAAGCAAGAACAGAAGAATTAAAAAAAGAAAAGGATGCAATTGACAGTATTTATAGATCAACAGCTAATGAAACAGTTGAGGTTAGTAGTTTAATAGCTGTTTTAAAAAGTGAAACTGAAACTAGAAATAGAAAATTTAGTGCATTAGAGCAATTAAAAAAGATAAATCCTGAAATATTTAATGGACTTATCTTAGAAAAAAATGCAGTAATAGGAATTGATGATGCATATAAAAATTATATACAAAGCTTAAGTACTATTATTGCCGTAAAAATTAAACAGGCTGAATTAGAGTCTATTATTGAAAAAAGATTAAAAGCGGAAGGTGTTACTTTATCTCAACAGGAAAAGGATATACAAGCAACAGGTAAGGCTTTAAATGCAACAAGAATAGCTAAAGAAACTGATTTACAACAACGTAAAGAAATAGTAGCTCAGCAAATAAAAGAAGCAAAATCTCAACTTGAAATAAATGGTTTAAAAAAGCAAGAAGCTGCAATTTTAACTCAATTACAAAGTTTATCATCTGGCATTAAAGTTACTACTACAAAGGATAATACTGGTAAAGATAAAGCGAAAGCTATTAAAGCAGCTAATGAAGCTGAAACGAAAGCTTATTTGAATAGTTTAGAAGAAAGAGGCAAAAAGGAATATCAGGCTGGTTTAGAATTAGCTGATAATTTAAGTAAAATGCAGGCAGCTGGTTTTACAGATTCTACTACATATTATACTGAGTATAGGGCAAATATGGCTAAAATTGCCAAGGAATATGATGATAAAGAATATAAAAGGAATCAAGATAGCATAAATGCCAACATAGCCGCTGAAACAAAATTTCACGAAGACTCAGAAAGAGCTTGGGATGCTATTCAGAAAAAGAAAGCAGATGCTCAAGCAAAATATACAAAAGGTACTGTTGATGCATTAGAATTAGAATTAAAAACTCAATTAAAATTGCATAAAAATAGTATCACTCTTATGCAAGAGGATATTAGCAATAAGATTAAACAATTAGAATTACTTAAGGTATTTGCTTTTGGGAATGTTCAATCAATAGAAATTATTGATAAAGCTATAAATAATCAAAAGGCTCAATTAAAAGGTCTTGGAGATAGGTGGGATTCTACTGCACAACAAATTAAAAATACTTTAGAAGGTGTAATGACTGATGTTATTACTCAGTTTGCAAGTAATATTGGTAAGGCATTGGCAGGCGAAAAAGTAGATTTATTTGGTGGAATTGGAGAAATGATTGCTGAAGGTGCTATAGCAATCGGTAAAGCATTAATAGCTTATGGTGTTGCTTTAGAGGCATTCACATTAGCAAAGTTAAATCCTGCTTTAGCAATAGTTGCAGGGGCAGGGTTAGTTATTGCAGGTACTTTTTTAAAATCTAAATTATCACCTAAACAAGCACCAACTGGTGCTACTCCATTTGCCAATGGTGGTATTATTAGTGGGCCTACAATGGGCTTAATAGGAGAATATCCTGGTGCTAAATCAAACCCTGAGGTAGTTGCTCCATTAGATAAACTTAAAGACATTATGGGAAGTGGTGGAGGACAATTTGTGCTTAGAGGAAGTGATTTAGTATTAGCTTTGAATAGGTCTGAATCATCATTAAACTTAAGAAGAGGAGCATAATGGCATATTATAATAAATATAAATTTACATTTGCTACAAGGGCTAATAAAATAGCTTATTTGTATTTACAAGAAGATTTAGGTTCTACTCCAACAGTTATTGAATACCTTGGTAAGAATTTAAACCTTCAGTACATCCCTAATTCCGATGATCCATTTGAGCCAATATTCGCTAGTCAATTAGGAGTAACAATAGATGTTACTGATGATATTGCTAATATTCCTGACTTAACAACATTAAATGATAGAAAGTACTTTGCTAAACTTTATTTAGATGCTAATTTAGAATGGTGTGGATGGGTGTTAAGTGATGGTGCTAGTATTAGTTATTCTACAGGTCGTAAGGATATGTCATTTAATGCAATTGATGGATTAGGTATGCTAGATAAAATACCATTACCTATAGCAACATCTACCGATATTAATTCAATTAATAGTTTACTTTATTTTATTAGATTATGCCTAAATAGTAATGGGTTTCCTAATAATCCTAACATAATGACAGTATGTTCATATTATGCAACAGGTATGACTGATAGGGCAACTAATTCTTATAGTGAACCATTTAATCAAGCATATCTACCATATAGAACATTTATAGATACAGGGATAACTTATACAAGTTGTTTAAATGTATTATCAAATATTGTTAAATCATTTGGTTGTAGATTATTTCAAGCTGGTGGGAAATGGTGGATAGTAGCTGTTAATGAATTTGCTAATACTACTAATTGGTACACAGAATATACTTATACAGGAACAGTTGCTGCAAGTGGTAGTAACTTGAATACTTTAAGTACTATACAAGGATTTACTGGGAATACAAGTGGTTTATATTTTATAGATAATTCTCAAACAAAGTTGCTTAAAAAGGGGTTTAATAGAATACAAGATAATTATGAGATTAAAATGACTCCTAATTATTTCTCAAATGGTAATTTTAGGCCTTATGTTGCTGCACAGGCAAGTAACTGGCAAGCACAATGGAATGGAGGAGTTGGGAATAGTGTTACAATCATTGATAATCCTACTGAAGATTTTGCACAGTATAGATTAAATGTTAATAATTCTACAGGCAGTACTGCTTGGATAGAAACACACCCATCATCATTAATTAAATTACCTCCAGCAGTTGCATTAGAAATTTCTTGGATATTTCAAGGCCAAGATTTAAGTGCTTCTCCAAGAGGTGTAGTTTATTTAACAATTTCAGATGGCATAAGTGTATATTATTGGAATGGGACTATATGGACAACGTCTAGTCAATTTATGATTGTGCCAGCTTATTCAGGAGCTGCTGGTGGGGATACTATAAATTCTTATAGTTTTAAGACATTAGTTACTCCAATAGCAGGTCAAGTTAAATTCAAGTTTTCATTAGAAACTGGTACTGGAAGATTTGCTCAAATTAGCAATATTAAACTTGCAATAACATCTTCTATTAAAAGTATTAAATATTATAGTTATATAACCTCTAATTTAGATTATGTTAAAACTATTGACATACCTTATGGAGCACAAACTGCGAATGATACATATCCTAGTGAAATTGGTATGTTTGTATTAAGTAATAATGTTTATGCAGGTGGATGGTATGAATATGGAACAGCCACAACTTATGGTTCATTATTATTGTTATTAATGCAAAAATATATAAATATATATGGTAAAAATATAATTAATCTTGATTGTGACTTATCTAGTTATTCAACAGCGAATGGAATATTAAATGCTTCTAAACTATTTAAAGCTACTGATACAGATCCTAGTAGTATTAATATATCAAGTAATTCATATATGTTAGGAAATTCTACTACAAATTATGCTGAAGATAGAACTAATGCAACTTTATTACAAATATCAAATACAACTATTACAGCCACTAGTGGCTATGAAACATCTTTTAATGAACTTATATAAATAATATGCCAAACGCAATTAACGGAACAAATATAGTTTTATATGAATATGATAGCAATGCTATCTACTACTTTAATGGAGGTACTGCACAAGGTACTTTTGATAGTATTGTATGTAAAGAATTAAGCAGAAGTCAAGTAGGTGGTACCTCGGTTACATTTACTAAAACAGGAGCAGGAACAATAGCTTCGTTTATTACGGATGCTTTAGATCCTGGTGTAACTACGATACCAGCAGGAACTTGGACTTTTAGTGCTTATTATTCTATATTAACTGCCTTTGCAGGTGCTCAGGTTCAGTATCAATTATATAAATATAATGGTAGTGTCGCTACTTTGTTGTTTACATCGTCAACAACGACCTTAACAGCCCTAACAACGACCTTATATTCTACGGCAATGACAGTTACTCAAACAACTATAAGTGCCACAGATAGGCTTCTAATTAAGGTTATTTACGCAGGTACAACAACCAATCAAATTACTCTTTATACTCAAGCTAATAATCTAGCTCAAGTAACTACAACTATACCATTAGGAACCCCTATGGGAGCTTCTACAAGCTGTACATTTGAATCATCTACTGAACAAGTAGAAGTAACATCACAGACATCAGCCTGGTTTAGAGAGTTTAAAAATGAGGTAAGTACTTGGACTGTTAGTTGTGATGGCTTTATAGCATTAAGTGGTTACTCTTATCTTGCTTTAATGCAGAAACAATTAGATAGAGCTTCTATAGATGTTAGATTTTCTATAGACAATGACAATGCAGATGGTAGTGATACCTATGGTTATTCTATAGTAAGTGGAACTGCTAATATTACATCAATTAGTTTAAGTGCACCTGTAGAAGGGGCATCTACCTATTCTTTATCATTGCAAGGAACTGGGCCTTTTGCAATATCAGGAACTCAAGTAATTAACGGAGGCTCAACAATAACAACTTCAAACGTGACAAGTTATTCTTATACAGCAGCAGGTGGTGAAACAACAGTAACATTTGTAGCTGCAATCGGATCTACTCTTATGTCAGTTACTAGAGGTGGCGTAGAGGTTAGATCAATTAATACAAGTGGTACACCAACAGGTGAAGATGTATCATTTAATAGTGCCACAGGAGTTATTACCTTTGCAACAGCAAGGGCTCTTGAATCAGATGAGTTTATAAGGGCTATTTTCGCATAATAAATTAACTTAATATAGATGAGCAGTCAAATACAAATAACAGGGGAAACTAAGGTAAAAAGTCTTACAGGTGTTTTAGTAGGTACAAGTGGAGTGGTAAGTTCATTAAATATTGATGGTTCATTAGGTATCCCTCAATTAGATGTTAATGGTAAGATATTAGTATCTCAATTACCTAACTCTGTAATGGAATATAAAGGAACTTGGGATGCTAGTACAAATACTCCTACTCTTGCAAACGGAACAGGTAATCAAGGAGATGTTTATTTATGTAGTGTAGC